AAAATACACTTTATCAGAAGACGTATGTGCTAAAAACTTACAGGCTTGCGAACTGCGCGGTAATCAATTTCATTTTGGAGGATTCCCCGGCACAGGAGGGACTTTACCAAGATAATGGACTGGATTACATACTTACACCTGCCCTATGAAAGTTATAACTGTTTGACTCTTATAGAGAAGATATGTGAAGATCAAGGATATAGTATTCAAGGTATAGAAGAGATGGCTCAGTATCATTTCAAACATAACTGGGGCGCTTCAGTATCCTACAAAGATATAGATAGATTTATTACACTTAACCAAGCAAAATTAGTAAATCTTTCAGACATACAAGAATTTGATATTATTCTTTTTAAATTGCGAGACATTAGACCGCAGCATTTTGGTGTTTATATAGGATTAAATAGATTTATCCATCATAGAAAATATATAAAAATAGATGAACTTAATCAAGATTTTAGAGACAGGATAAAATATATAATTAGATGGAAAGATATTTAAAATACGAAGGATTCCCTTATAAACATTTAGGAGATAATTCTGATACAGGTATAGATTGTTTTAATCTCATTCGATGGGTGTATAAACATGAATTAGGTATAGAGATATCTCTATCTACTGCAGATTTTTGTAGTAATCCAGAAGAAAAATGGTATATAGAAACTAATAACCATTTGTTTGGTAAGCCTAGTGCTGAGAGAGCTGGGTTTAGGTCTGTTAAAACTCCTAAAGAATACGATATGATTATTATGTCTATTGGAACTACCAATATTGCTAATCATTGTGCTCTCTATCTTGGTAAAGATAAAATTCTACAAACTATGATAGGTAATAATAGTTGGATAGCTCCTTATGGTAGATATTATAAACAATACACGGTGGATATTTATAGATGGCATCAGTTTTAGAAAAATTAAAAGATCAAATGACTATTCATTTTATTAATGAATATCCTAGAGAGGCATGTGGTATAATAACCACTGATTGGGAATACATACCATGTAAAAATATCAGTAAATCTCCAAAAACTAATTTTATTTTAGATCCTGTTAGTTTATTAGAATACGAAGATACCACCTGGGGCATAGTTCATTCTCATCCAGGAAGTGATAATCCTATACCTAGCGAAGAGGATATGGCTAGCACGGTTTTCGATTGCTATAAATTTATAGTAGGTTTCAATAACCGTTTCTATATTTATTGGTATGATAAACATTTAAAATCTCTTATGTATGAAGAGTTAGAAGAGCGACATCTTGTCTAACGTAACCGTATCCTTTCATAAAAGTCTTTTACCTTACACTAATGGTGTCAAACAGATAGAGATGACAACAGATGTTATCTATTTCTTGTTCTTAAACTCTTTGAATTTATTTCCGGAATTAGAGCGTCTTATAAAACACGCACGATTTAGTAAGCTTGAAGAGATAGCTATAATCCATAAAGGTAGATGTTTATCTACTGAAGAATTTCTATTTTTAGCCAAAGATGGAGAGACTTATTACGTAGTGCCTATTTTTCGTGGTAGCGGTGTAGAGATAGCTGTTGGTTTTGCAGTAGGGTTTGCAATGGGAACAGCTACTGCTTTGCTTCAGGGACAAAGCCTAGGCAGAGCTTTACTTAGGGGTTTAATAGGAGGAGCTTTTGGAGCATTAGGTGCTTACGGCTTTCAGTCTTTTATGGGTCCTGCATTAGCTGAATCTGTAGGTGCAGCAGTAGCCGGAGAAGCAGCTGCATCTATGGGCACTACCGTTTTAGCTCCCACGATAGGATCTTATGTAGCAGCTGGGTTGGCTAGCACAGTAGGTAGTGTAGTACAAAATACTTTAGTTCCGATAAAAACTAAAAATAAAAGTATAGATTCTGCCGATTCTGGGGATAGGCGTAATAATGACGCATTTGACAGTCAAATAAATACTATACATCCTAATCAAGCAATATCTCTTAATTATGGATTATTGAGAACTGCGGGACAAATCATCAGTGCAGACATAAATACTATTAATCATAATAAGGGCGATGTTATATCGGTGGCAAATTATGTATAATATTCGTTTCCATAAGGCCTTAATATCATCTAACATGGATATTCAGGTATCTACTAATATCACTAAGGTATCCGATCTTTTGTCTTATATTCAAAATTTTTACCCAACTTTAGATAGATCAAAAATATTACTACTTAATCAAGATTTTAAGCCATTTCCAGACAGCTGGATAATGAAAGATGAAATACCTGAAGAACAAACCGGATGCTATGTAACACCTTTAATATGTGGTAATTTTGAGGCCGCTATGGCTACTATAGGCACTTATTTAATTAAAGCAGTTGTAGCAACAGCAATTAATTTTGCTCTAGGCGCAGTTATACAAGCTATTATGCCTAAGCCAAAAAGATCTGATACAGGTATAACAGATCAGGATAGAAGAAATAATGATGCTTTCGATGGTATAATAAATACAGTTGACAGCAGTAATTCTATACCTTTAAACTATGGTATGTTGAGAGTTGGCGGCCAGATTATTAGTGCGGATGTAAATACTATTAATCACGAAAAAGGTGATGTAATTAATGTATCAAGCTATGTATAAATCTTACTATATTATAAACGGTAGATATGTGCCCTTTATCTCTGGAGGTAAAGGAGGATGCTTCGCGGCAGGAACTCTTATAGATATTCCTGGCGGTAATAAACCTATTGAAGAAATACGAGTAAATGATATAGTAATTAGCTTTGATCATTATGGTAAACTATCAGAGAATAAAGTCATTCAAATATTCGAGCACGATGAAGATGAGCTAGTAGATATTTCTTTTTGGAATGGTAGTTTTAAAATAACACCTAATCACTGGGTTTTAAATGAGAATATGGCTTTTACAGCTATAGGTAATTTACAAATAGATGATGTCTTAGTTGATAGATTAGGATATTATAGACCTATTATTGGTATTAAAAATATAGGTAAAAGTAAAGTATATAATTTTACTGTAGAAAATGATCATACCTATATAGCCAACGGCATTCGCGTGCATAATAAGGGTGGAGGAAAGGGAGCTTCTCCAGCTCCTGCTGTGGAGGCGCCTAATTCTCTATTTTCTACTGATATTTTCTTCGGCACTTTAGCTTTAGGAGAGGGACCAGTATATCGTATTAATCCTAATGGACCTCAAGATATAGAATTTAACGAATCTACTATAGACGACTTAATAAAAATAGATGGTGATGGAACTGTAAATACTGAACTATTCTATACGGCACAGTCAACAGGGACAGTTACAGGTAAAGGATTGCCAGCTAGTTTAGGTAGATTTGCTGGTAAAACTGTAACGCCTCAAGGACTAAACTCTCCAGTAAGTCTTAAAAAGGGTAATTTAGAGAGTATACCTAAAGTAGTTGTTACACAAAACACGAGTCAAAGCGCCTGGGATAGCTTAGAATTTAATTTCTTAATCTCTGGGCTGCAAAGTATGGATAACAACGGTAACGTCAGTGGTTACTCGGTAGGTGTTAAAATAACTATTTATGACTATACAGGAGCTAATATACTTAAAGACGAAAACGGGGATGATTTAATAATAGAAAAAACTATATCAGGAAAAACTAATACTAATTTTAAATTTCAAATCTCAGCTATTATACCTGATAATGTTAAGAGTGGAAATGGATATCAGTTTAAAATTGAAAAAATTACTGATGATTCAGATAGCTCTAAAATACAAGATACTATACAGTTTGTTGGATGGGATGAAATAAAAAACTCTAAACAAGTCTATCCTAGAACAGCACTGCTAGGATTTGCTTTAAAATCTACCGCTGAATATTCAGGCTCTATTCCTACTGTTACTTCGCTTGTAAAAGGCCTTATAATAAAGGTTCCTAGTAATTATAATCAACCTGTATTAGCTACAGGAGAAATTGATTGGAGAGAGTTAGAAACTCCTACTTCTGGCGCTCTTTCTTACACTACTTGTGGATATAGCTTAGAAAATCCAGGATCTTCTACTCAGCTTACAGAAGCTAATCCCATAATTTATAAAGGATCCTGGGATGGTACTTTCGTCTATAAATGGACTCAGAATCCTATATGGGTTCTATATGATTTATTAACTAACCAGTCTTACGGATTAGGAATACCAGAAGGTAACATAGATAAGTTTAAATTCTACAAGATAGCTCAATATTGTGATGCAGTTGACCCTAAGACAGGTAGATTTACAGGAGTCACTGGATATGCAGACGGCACCTTTAGAAGTAAACCTAGAGGTAAATTTACCACAGTAAGAGAAAATCAAATTGGAGTTAGTTTAGGGACTCAGATCATAGAGCGCAGATTTACTTGTAATATATCTCTTAACAGCCAAAAACAAGTTATTCC